TTTTCGAATCTTTTTTAACTGCCTGGAATGTGGATCTTTGCGTTGCCATTATAGCTAATCCTGAGCTAATTGCGGCATCAAATTTGGTCCTGTCATTTATATCAAACTTAGCCCAGTCCTCCAATGTCTTTGTAAAATACATAGATCCCATCTCATCTGGATCTCTATACGTAGCCTCTAAATCTAATCCTACGTACTTCTCTATATATGACTCAATTCCAGACGCGTGAGCGTGTTTAACATCCTCAGACGAGTTAGGTATACCCCCAAGCTCTTTTTCTGTCTTAGAAAGCTTGTGAGAAGGTTTATCAGGTCTGTTTAAAGAAAACGCTCTGTATCCTCTTGTCTTGAAGTGATAAAGTAGTCTCTGCTTGTTATTCTCTATAAGAACTGGCATACCATAAAACACACACGCCATAAGAACGTCCTCAAAGAATATCTCTGCCGTCTGTGGTCTCGCTATATACTCAAGGAAGAACTCGTTGCTTGGCGCGTTGTCCATATTAAACTTAGTAAGTCCGTGAAGTGCACCCTTAGATCCACCACCACCAACTGTTCCAGATATGTCATATGGATCACATCCAAACGCTCCAATATGTTCGTTACCAGGATGCTTGACTCCATTCCTTGTGATTACATTATTCATAAGCTGATTTGATGGTATCCAAGACACTAAGAACCTACCCCTTATGTCTGGAGTCCATATAACCGTACTATCCTCTTTACCATCCTTCCAATGAAACGAACCCCTTGTAAGAACTCTGTCCTTTATAAGAGAGTCGTTGTAGTCTATCTGCTGATATATTTTTGTAAGGTTAAATATAGATGCCTTACTTTCGTCTCTAAACGCGTGACTCTCTGTCCTTGGGAACTGACGATAGAACTCATTTAGTGCGTCTGGATCGTTCTTAAGTGAGTCAACCTCATTCTCCCAGAAGTCAATAGCGCCTATCTTTATAGGTCTTCCATCTACACCCTCTATAGGTGAATTAGGTTGTCTAAAAACAGGCATACCATACCTATCAATATAACCCTCAAAATTCCACTCCATAGGAATAAACAGAGCGTATAGTCCCGTCTTTGTCTGTCCATTCGCGTTTCTTGTTGTTATCTTAGAGTCTTCGTATAATTTCTTAAAGTTTCCACCACCCTTCTCAAGGGCATTTACTGTAGATCCCATAAGGCACTTGCCTATAATCTTACTACCTAACCTTAGACAGGTCTTACGAACCCTCCATCCGTTTAGTATGTTGTTTGGTTTCTCTAACTTACCAGACTCGTCCTCAATTAGCAGCTTCAACTTCTCACCGTCATACGAGTTGTCAGACGTGTTACTCCAGTCGATAGATGTATCCAAACCTTCAAGGTTTGAGTTATCGCTCTCGTACATATTCTTCTTGGTAATCTTAGATGCTGGTACACGATAGGCTAACTCTGTCTTCGGCTTATCCATACCGTCCATAATAGGCTTGAAAAAGAACGGATAGTTGCTTGATATCGGTACAACCTTATCAGTAAACATTGCCTTAGCATCACCTCCAGTCTTTGAACATATCCCAATCCTTGCATTCTTTGCAAGTGTCGCCACATTTACAGACTCTGATGATGCCATAAATGAGAACCCAGAACGTCTTATCTTTAGGTAAGTCATTCCAAAGCACCTATCATCAGCCTTGCAAGCTTCCCAGAAAATAAAGAATATTCTATTAGCCTCACGGAAGTCAGGATGACCTACGTCAATTTTTGTCCACTGAAGGTACATATAGTGACTCCCAGTTATATAAGTTGGTACTCCATTATTCATAAAGAACATACCATCCTCACGCCTTACGAACTCATTCTCTATGTAATCAACCCACTTAGCCTTGAAGTCCTTCTGCATAGTGTGCCACTGAAATATAGACTTAATATTGTGTAGTTCCTTTGGGTAATCTGCAGCTTCCCAGTACTGTTTCTCCTTCTTCTCGTCCCTTTTATATACAATATTTGGGACGAGTGGTAGTGCAATATTCAATCCGTTTATGTTGTATATCTCACCAATAGTACCGTCCTTAGATATTATAACTATGTCGTACTTCTCATTGTAACCGTACTCCCAAGATTTCTTGTTATTTCCACTAGTAAGAATAGCAGTTGGAATCAAGTTATGAACTACGTTACTTAGACCTTCCCTCTGCAAATCCTTTGATTGTAGGTTCTTTTGTTTTTGACTCTCCATTGATTAATTCCTTTTCTAATTCAATTCGATTAAGTATAGCGAAGGCATCTTCCACAGCCAGACGTTTGGTGGCAGCAGCGTTCTTCAACTTGTCAGACGAAAGATCATCATCTCCGCCAGTAAGAATCTTATCTTCTGCAACCTTTATTAGTTCATCAACAGCCTTATATCCAGCCTCGATGATTCTCTTCTTTATATCCGTTAGTTCCATTTGATTGTAATATTTTTAGTGAACATTCTATAAAGTTTATCCCCGTCAATATTAAACTCGTACTCGCTATCTGGCTCGAATGAAACTTCATCTCCTTCTACAACGCCTAAATCTCTAAGTTCGTCATTAGAGTATTTAACAACTCCGATAAGTGGTTCAAATACCCCTCCCTTACTTATATATGACTCACGAGTCTTCACTGGCTTTATAAAACAGTACTTAGAGTGTGTCCTCCACTCTCCATTGTGGTTGTACATAAAGTACTGATCCTCATCAACAAAGAAAAGGTCATCCTTTAAGAAGCTAGTTCCGCTCCTCTCCTGACCTTTCATATCGTAGTAAATCTTAAACGTGTTATGGTGAACTAGAAGTATGTCACCGACACAGATGTCGCCAACATAATTATTTGGAACTGACACAACCTCAGCAAATCTATTAGTTGCCGTGTGGTCCTCCTGAGATACACTGGTTATAAAGTTGATATCGCCTATCTTCTTTATATTGTCGTACCTCCTACCGTTTGTAGGTCTAACGACAAAGTAAAATGGCGATTTCATTAGAAGTCAATATTATTCTCTGTAGATATAGGCATATTAGCGTTAAACTTCTTCCACTTCTTAATCTCGTCATCCTTCTCGATCCAGATCTCAAAATCTCCAGTGCTTTCATTTATTCCAATATGATTTATTCTATGGCTACCATTAAGAACATCCTGACCTACTATGTAGTGCATAGCGCCATTCTTATAGTCAGCGCCAACTGATATCTTTCTTATTATATCCATTTGATTTGATTTTAAATTATTTAATTGTAAACTCTAATTTCTAAGTTAAAGTTTAATCCATCAACAGCAATTCCTGATTCATTAGATTGAGATAAACCAATAAGATCATTAGAAACTCCTGCTATTGACATATATACATTTCTAACAATACCTGATTCTGAATATCTACAAAATTGTTTATTCGGGAAAAAAGTTTTATTAGAAGGAAAAGTACCTGATGCTGCAGTTGCTGTATAATTTCCTGTAGAACTTCTATTCCAAGTTATAGTTCCTATTGTATTATATAATTCAGTTATAACAGGATTATTTGTTCCTGATTGACTAAAAAATACAACATAAGACTTATAAGGCATACTAGCATTTTCTACTAAATTAACAATACTCCCAATACTAAAGTTCTTAGTCTCGTCAGAATTGTTTACATCTGTACCGATTAATATATCATCCTCTGTAGGATTTGAAAGTGTAGGGTATTGACTAATCTTTGTCATCTGTTATTTCTCCTGTTTCTAAGTTTATCTTTACGTTTCCGTACTTCTCTAACAAGTCAGCCTCTATTGATTTAAATTCAGATGATAACTTATCTAAATCATTAAATACTAAGTTCTTCTGAGATTGTATATTGCGATTTGCAATTTCTAAATCTGCCAACTTTGCTCTAAGATCTACGAAGCTTTTGTTTAATTCTCTTAATGTTTCTAACTCTTGTTTTTCTATTGCTTTCATTTTATTAAATTTTTTACAAAGATATAAAATTATTTTAGATATTATAAGAAGCTATTTGTCCTCCTGTTGTTGCTACTGTTGCTACATTTTGTAATCTGTCTCCAATACTATTAGCAGTAAATCCACTTGCTATTAAATAATTCCAAAAGTCTGCTGGTGTCATAAGCAGTGTTCCTGTTGTGTTGTCTACTAAAACTCCACTCAATACATTTGCAGCAGTTGGTACTCTTAAAGTTCCTGTTAATTCACTTGATGCACCATAAGTAGTTCCAAATCTTACGTTACTTGTTGCTGGATTTCCTAAAGCTACACCAGCAGCATATAAAGTTCTATTCCCACCTGTACTTATCTGAAATAACCAACTTGATGTGTTTGTATCTATTGTTACTCTTGGTGCTACAATAGCCATATTATTAGTTGAATTAACTACGTTACCACTTACTTTTACATAAGTACCTGATGAATATCCACTTGATAAAGCAAAAGCAGAATAAATAGCTGGTGCTCCTGTTGATGCTGTAATTGTTCCTGTAATTGAAATTGTTGCTGCAGCTGTAATATTATAAATTGCTGCTTGTGTTGTTGAAGCATTTACATTACCTACTTGAGTATAAGTAACTGCTCCAGACAAATAAATAGCTGGTGTTATATTAGCAGTTGTATTTCCAGTTATATTTATAGTTCCAGCACTCATACTAATAGGGGGAGATGCTAATTGAGTATTAGTTGATGCAGTAATATTTCCTGTTATATTTATAGTTCCAGCCGTAGACATTAATAAAGTATTAGCAGAATTACTTGAACCAGTCATAGTTGATGAAACATCGCCAACAATATTAAGCGTTCCAGTTGAAGTTACTGCAATTAAAGTTCTTGCAGCAGTGTTATCAAGATTATAATTCCCGTTTAAATTTAAAGTACCACTACTTGAATGTCTAATAGCTATATAACTTGCAGTATTTGTCAATATCAAAACACTACCATTAAATGTACCAGTATTACCACTTGCTAAAGTCATTTCCAAAGTTGGAGTAGTTGAGCCAACATAAATAGCTTGAGCAGCAGTACAAGTTAAATTTCCACCATTAGCAAAAATAAACTGCCCTCCAGCAGCAATAGTAGGTAATGCTGCGTTTAATGTATTTCTAATTGAAAGTACTGTAAAAGTTCCATTTATAGTTACTGTAAAATTATTTGAAAATACATCGTCTGAACTTGTAGGCAAAGTACCACCATCCCAAGTTGCTGTATTACTCCAGTTACCACTTGCTACTGCATATCTAAAAGCCATAATTAAAGATTTTTGTCGTTAATAAAAGTCTGCAAAGCACTCATAATAGATATTGCAGAATTGATAGCATCTGTATCGCCACTATCAAAAACATCCATATAAGTAATAGGAATAGAATTGTCAGGTAAACTAACTGAGCTTCCATCCTCTAATAATCTATAAGGTGTTAAACGCATAGCAACACTTGCTCCTATATCTGTTGGCTTAACTAATGGAGATATTGCTAAATTTACCATAAAATATGGATAAATATTTCCGTTTACTTCTATTGGATTTGTACTTGTAATTGGCATAATTTTATTTTTTATATATATGTTGCTGATTGTCTATTTGTCCAAGCTACATTTGTAGCAGTTGCCGTAGTGATTGAGCCACTTGCAGCTATTGTTAATCTTTTTATAGTCCATACTGCCGAACTTTCACTAACTCCAGTTCCTAAAGCTACTCCGTTATAATTGATATTATTGTTTGAACTATTGTTTGCGTTTCTTCTTGTAGATGCATTTTGTTTATTATTAAATGTACTCCAATCCGTTGAACTTAATTTTCCTGTATTACTAGCAGAAGCTGTAGGAAGATTAAATGTATGTGTTGTACCTGATGATGATATATTAAAATCTGTACCACTTCCATTAGTTACTAATGTTTGAATAGAACCTGTTAGACTATTTAAAGCAGTGATTCCTGTGCCTGCCATTATACCGCTTTGTTGTGTAACAGTAAATATTGCAGACGCAGTAGATGGTGGTGGACTACCTGCTGCAATGAATGGCATAGTTACTTGAGTACTTGTCGCACTCCATACCAACTCATAATATTCTCCTGCAATGACATCTAATAAATAATTCCAAGAAGGTAA